ATCTCCTCTGCTGTCATGCCTGTACTGGTTGCACCCTTGATGCGACAGTCAAGCTTGTAGCAGTTGTATAGCACAGTGCCATCCTCTTTGGTAGCAGTGAATGTGTTCTTACCACCGCACCAAGGACAGGTAGCACGGTACTGCATTCCTTCTTTTATATCAAGACCTTCTACATATTTCTTAACGTTCTGCATGAAGGTTAAGCTCCCTTAGATAAGTGTTTGTGTGTATCCTATGACAGTTAGCACAAAGAACATCACACTTTGCTAGCTCTTCTTTATATTCTATCTTTGATTTTGTAGTTCGTTTTAAGGCTATCCTATTAGCCTCCGTACTTAAATGAAACATTTTAAGCTTGGGTTCTCTGTGGTTAAGTTCTAATGCTGCTGGGTGTTTTTTATACCCGCAAACCTTACAACCCTTACTTAATTTAAACCTGTTAAGAACACGTTTTCCATACGCTTTACGTTCAGCATTAGTCATCACGTCCTCCTCTCTTAGCTAGTGCAGTCTTAGCACCACTGAATGTGTTGACCATGTAAGGTCTTACTGAATCAGGGCTACGGTGTCCACTGACTTGCATGATGTGAGCCAGGTCAGCACCACCCTCTACCATTTCAGTGATAGCAGTGCGGCGTAAGTCCATAGCAGTGATATTCTTTGGTAGTCCTGCAGCATCCTTGACTTCATTGATAGCACCATCAATCTGGTCTACTGGGTAAGGCACATAAGCTCCTGCTACAGGCGTTGTCTTAGGTGCTACGTAGGTCTGGAACCCAAAGTCATCCTTCTGCTGCTGTAGCATGGCACACAGAGCCTCTGAGATAGGCAAATGAACGTCTGCTCCACGCTTACTTTGTGTTAGGTCTATGCGCTGGGCATCTAAGTCTACCTTATCCCAAGTCAGGACACGCATATCACCTACACGTTGAGCTAGATCGTAAGACATATGCACGATCAACCCAATGCTGCGCCACTTAAAGTCACTGTATGCTGTGTCAAGGAACTGATATACTTGATCACGTGTCCACTTAACCTTGCGTGGCTGATCAGATTCCGTCTTGATAAGTCTGACAGGATCGTTGTCTATGATGTCTAGTCTCATGCAATGCTTCCATGCTGTACTTAGCGCAGCCTTGCGATAGTTTGCTGTACGTATGCCAACTTGTAGCCAAGCCTGGTATGCTTGATTAGTGTGTCTTGCCTTAAGTGAACTAGCTTGGTAGTCCTCTAAGCGTTTACCTTCTACACGTGTAGCTAATACGTAACCTAAGTGTGTCTCGTATTGCTTCTGTGTTGTGCCTGATAGTCTGGCAAAGTGTGAACTGTTAAGGTAGAACTTTACTAGCTCTCCAACCTTAGCTCTTCTGTTTGGCATACGCATCTTACCATTTCCTCCTCGTCTTCCAGTAGACCCAACATTCTAGACAATGACCTTTACCTAAGAACAAGTCAATCAAGAATACTATGTTTGGCTTACCTTCTCTTCTCCATTGGTGGTTTCTTGCGCTGAACGTTTGGTTGTTGCTTCCTCCTAGTATCACGTTCACTGTCACGCTTATCGCTGTCGCTACTCTCTTGATGTATCTTCCCAATCCAGTGCGTGGATTCATCATGCGGATCATCGTCGTCTGCTTCATGTGTCAATCGAATGCTCCTATATAAACTAAGAAGATATAGATGAATGGTGCTAGGATGTAGAGTCCTATTACCCAGCGCAGTATCTCTTCAAAACATCGGATACCAAACTGCACCATTGTCCATCTCTTTCTTAACGTTTCCTAGTTCAGCACGTAGGTGTTCTATATCATCATACTGTCCCATCCAATCAGCATCATCAATCTGTTGTTGCAGTTCGTTGTGGTAACGATGGATGTTCTTTAGGTTCTCTACATTGTACTTATGCATGGACTCGCTCCACTTCTGCATACCAGTTCTTACTCTTGACAGCTAGCTTGTATGCTTCTGCCTTGTTAGATGTGCTGTACCAACAGATAAGTTTACCATCGGTGTCAAAGAATTGTACTCTGTAAGTCATTAGTCTTCCTCTCTTTGTGTTACGCTAGGGAATGCTTGATAGAAAGCACCACGTACATCTTTAAGATTTACATATGTATTATACAACAACCAATCTTCACTGGTCTGTGTATCCCATGCATCATACGCTTTCCACATATCACGGATAGCTTCTTGTTGTTTCTCTGTTAAGCATAGGAAAGCTGCGTTAAGTTGTTTTTGTTTCTCTTCATGTTCTGCTTTGTTTGCGTCAATACGTGCTTGTTCTTCTTCATTTGGAATGTACGGCATCTTGTGTCTCCTTCTGGTGCATGTACTTCATGACTATCTTTTTGTTGCGGGATATGATGACAACCTTACCGTCATCACCATACCCTATGTATTTACCTTTATGCTGCATTATGTTCATCGACTAACACGTAGCGTGTATAGCGTTGACCAGTTACAGGATGCTTAGACTTAACACCGTCAATGCGATAGCCTAGCTTGCGTAGTTCACTGATACGCTTGGTGAAGGATTGAATAGAGTAGTCAATCATTGCCTCACGTACAGTCAAACCTTTAGTAGCACGTAAGTGTTTTAGGATTGTGTTGTGTTGGTGTTTCATTAGTTTGTCTCCTTCTTAGCTAATGTTTCTGCTTTTACTTCTTGGCAGATGTCTATCAGTGTGTCAACACTTTCTTTTGGTAGCCAAGTTACTTCGCCTGTCGTACCGTTGCGAACCTGCATCTCACCTGTGTCAAACAGTTGTGCTTGCCATCCTTGTGTTAGGTCTGCTTGTTTAATTAGTTGCATAACTCTGTCTCCTTTACATTAGCTTCGAATACTGCTCGTGCAAACCCTCGTGGCGTAGCACTGCGTATGTCTTTCGTGCGCTGGGATTTACCGCCCAACTTTAGGTGTTGCTGACTGTAACCGTCAGGCTTTTGTGTCGGACGTTTGGGTGGCATAGTGAAGCCTCCACCTGTCCATAGGCACGTCTTTTTAGTGTAGCGATCCTTGGGTGCAATGTAGTCAGGCCACCGTGGATGTTCTGCCTCTGCGTCAGGGATGTACTCGCCATACTCATAAGGGTGGAACGAGTAGTTAGGCTTGCGCCACAGCGTGGCTAGTCGTGACACAGGATTCTCTATGAAGTATGGAATGTCCAGTGCCTCGAACAGTGATGCACACCACCGTGCATGATTGCTAGCACGTATCTGAAACTCTGGATCAGCCCTACGTTTACGCTCGAAATGTGCCGCACCTGATACAGCTAGATCAGTACAGACAGGGAATGCCATGCCGAATACTACATCTGTGTTCTCGAATGTGCGTTGCAGACCTGTGATGTTGTCGATGTTCCACAAATCCATGTGGACGTAGCGGATAAAACCACCACTATCGAATGTGTCACATTTGGGTTTCTCTATGTTGTGTTGTATATCAAAGGCATAGCAGCAATACCCTGCTTCTGCCCAAGGCTTTAGTGCCTCGCCTGTGAAGTCATACAGTGATAGTACGATACCTTTAGTCATAACGTCACCTCGTCTTGTGGTACTTCTATGCCTAGCAGTTTGCATAGCTTGTCATATGTCTGTTGACCTGAACTGGACATCCTGTCGTAGTCCCAACCTAGATCAGCTACTAAGATTAAAAGCTGTTCTCTCTTACTAAGTTTAGTCATAGTTTTATCTCCTCTACATCATTAAAGAAACACGTAGGCCAACACTGCTTGTTGCTGTTCTGATCTAGTAGTACATACCAATGTTCACCATTGTAAAAGTATGTGCTGATCACTCCAAAGATTTCACCTTCTTGTAAGTCTTGCCAATCTTTCATGGCCTCTACTAGTTTTTTCATTTGCTTAACCTTTCTTGTGCGGCATCACCTGCCTGTTTAATCTTCATTAGTTTCTGCATGTCGTTTGGCAGATATACACCATAGATATTGATTATCTTTCTCTTGTCACGCTGTCGTGCATCAGTGTCTATAATTGTTTGACCAGTGTGATCTAATAGCAACACGTGACCATCAACACGTATGACGTAGGACAGCGCACCTTCGTTATGCTTAGCAAGCTTTGCTCGTATGCTGCCTACTGTCGTGCGCCCACGTATGACACGCAGTTTACTTTTCACACTACGAAAAGACCAAAGCTTTCGTATCGCTCTTTGTAGATCGCCCCACGTGTGCAGATATCGTGTTTCATCTTTAACGCCTAGCGCATTAGCGACAGCCATAGCACAAACGTTTTGGTTAGGGTTCTGTTTGTTATTGCTTGTAAGCTTTAGCAATTGTCTATCCATTGTGTCGTGCCTCCTTAGAGCATGGCCTTTAGTTCGGCCTTGATCTCACGGGCTTTGTCGCCGCGCCAAGTGGTAGCGTTCGATAAGAAGTAACGAACCACTGATTTACCACTGTCATAGATGTAGTTGTCTTCTATGCTGTTCAGTGAATACATTGCGTTCAGATATGGTTCGGCAGCGTAGTTGACCTTGGGCCAGTTTGCGCGGATATCTTGTGCGATAACTTTGATTGGTCTAGTCATTACTTGTTTCATTGTCTCTACTCCTACTTAGTCGTTTTTACTTGGTGCTGTTCTGGTGCTGTCGGGTTTACTTCTAAACGCAAACCACCAAGGCAATCACGGACTGTTATTGTGCCTAATTGTTTGGATAACTTGATCGCTTGCTGTTTCGCTTCACGCATAGAGTAAACTATGTCTAAAGCTTGCCCACGATCAAAACCACGATAAAGATAAAATGAACGCATTGTTATTACTCCTATTAGTGTAATGGGTATGAAATGTTTGACACGTCTTTTGACCAACATGCACGACAATCACCGCAATGTCCAAAATCTTGTTCTTTCTTTTGCTCTTTAGACATTGATGCAAAAGTATCGTGATCAATCACCTTGTTATCTTTATTGGTGCGATACGCAAGGCACTCTTTGCCGTGTACCGTGTCGCCGTGATGGTGCACTGTGGAAGTATTAGCGTGTCCCGATATTGGCTTGTCGCCTATCATTGTCGCACTGACACGGATCACAAGATTGTCTGGTTCACTGCCATATATCTTGCGATATTCTTTTACAATCTTTGCTTCACGTGTAGGTAGCCAAT